ACCAACCCGTTCGACAAGGTGAAGTTCCTCATCCAGTCCACGTTCATGCTCGACAACGTGGACGAGGTCCGGCGCCTCATCCGCACCGTGAGTGACGAGACGCTGTTCCCTCGCACTCGCACGAGTCGCAAGGTCGTGGACGACGAGGGCGAGCACGTGGACACCATCGTCGAGGAGTCGGGTGGCTGCGCGCTCATCGTGTTCGACACGCTGTCCCGCCTGACCATCGCGAACCAGAACGACAACACGGAGATGGAGCGCGTCTTCGCTAACATCCGCACCATCTGTGAGGTGACGGGCGCGGCCGTGCTGCTGCTGCACCACAACTCCAAGCCCACCGAGTACAACGACGGCGGCGACTGGCGCGGTGCCATGTCGCAGATTGGCGCCCTCGACTCGTGGGTCAACCTGTCGGCACACAAGAGCACGAAGCGGCTGGTCCGGGCGGACTTCAAGAAGTTCCGCGGCATCACGCCCAGCGCGTTCGAGTACAAGATGGGAGTGGACGACGAAGCAACAGCGAAGCTGACGTTCGTCGGTCGCACCGACGGCTTCTTCGGGCAGGACGACCTCAAGGCCGAGATGGAACGGCAGTTCACCGACTGGCGCACTGTGGGTGCGGTCGAGGAAGTGCTGTGGCCGGCGTGGCAGGACAAGTTTCCCGAGCGACTCAAGTTCAAGAAGGCTCTCAAGAATCGGATGGGCGACCTGTTCCCCGAGAAGCTGGAGCGTCGAGGGCAGCAGCGCACGTACGAGTACAAGGTGAAGGGAACATGCGAAAGCGATTCATCAGCACCCGTGAACTCCGCGCCCTTAGTCGAGCCGGTTGGTTCGATTCCGACGAGGTAGACGAACTGTGCCACTCTACACGTACGAGTGTCCGCAAGGACACCAGTGGGATGAAGTCCGAAGCGCCGACGAAGACTCGCAAGTCTCGGAAGCGCCGTGTCAAACCTGTCTGGAAGCAGTCGATGACGGACCAATCCCCATTCCAGCCGGAGTCATCCGACAGGGACGGAAGGTTGTCTCCCAAGTCTCGGTGAAGCTGTCGGGCAAGGGCTGGACACCGAAGTTCTACACGAACAGGAAGGGCAAGTGACATGATACGCCGCATCCATCCGATGGAGCGTATCCCACGGGGGTACGGCTTCGCCTACCGTGAGATGGACACAGACTGGTCCTTCGTTGCTCCCATCCCGTTGAACTTCATCATCGGGTGGGTGTACAACTTCTACTGGCGCGTGCTGGTGCGCGGCGTCCCAACGACGCTCCGCGACATCAAGTACCGCGCTCACACCCGGGGATGGGACGATGGCTACAAGCAAGGCTGTTCGGACAAGAACCTCGCGTGGCTCGAAGGCTACAACGCGGGCGTCGAAGCGCGCCTCACCGCAATCAAAGCGGCGGCGGAAGTCGGTGGCGGACGCGGCTTGGGCCGGGATGTCACGTGCCCAACTCCTCGCGTGCTTGGACCCGGAGATGGGAATCGAGAGGGTGCTGGAACTCTCGACGGCTACACGCTCCACGTTGATACGGCTTATCAAGGCGGAGATTCGCCGATACGCGCGAGCGGCGGAGCGGTGGAAGTGCCCGAGGGGACATGTGAAGGGCGACCCGGAGTGTGGGCTGATGTGCAGCCTGACGACCATCGACCCGATGCCGGAGTTGTTCCTGCCGACGGCAACGAAGACAGCGTCAACGCACAAGTACCACGAGTGGATGGACAAACAGACGCCAGCGGAAGACCGGCTGTCACCGATAGGGATGGTAGACCCGTACGAGTCGTCGCTTGGGGGTGCATCCCGACCGACCTCGGAGATTTCTGGTACCCCATCGCCGAGCAACGGAAAGGACTCTACGACCGCCGCTCCATCCGCCTGTGACTTCATCGTAGAAACGTATCGCCAAAATGACATGGGTGACTTGCATCGCCTGATGACGACACACATCGCAACCGACTACATGAACTGGGCGGCATTCGCGGAAAACTATCGCAAGTTGTGTCTTCAGTTCGAGGAGCCGAAGCGGAAGCGCGGCTGGTGGCCCGACTCGTGGGGCTGGTGGTGGCGCATTCCGTACGGCTGGTGGCTCACCCTCGTGCGGTGGTTCGATGAGTATAGCGAGGCGAACTATCAGATGGTCAAGGCGGAGTGCGAAGCCAAAAACGCTCTGTTGGAATACGAGAGGACGGGCAAGTGAACGAGCCAGCAATCGAGCGGGTCGCTGCGGCGTGCCCACACTCGAAGTACAAGGACGACCGGCACGAGTGGCACCTCATCATGCACGACGAGTGCCTCATCGCTTGTCGCGTACCGAAGTACCGGTACTACCTGCGTCGTTGTGAGACGTGCGGTCTCACCATCCTCACGCATGAGTTCGACGGTGAGTCGGGCGGCTACAACGAGGGGCCGAAGAAGTCGGCCATCATCCAGCACGCCTTCTACGGGCCGAAGGACTGATGAATCCGACCATCCTGAGCCCGTGGTTCGTTGTCATTCGCTACGACAACGTCTACGCCGAGAACTCGAACGGGCAGCAGATTGCGTGGATACCTCAGTGGTACACCTCGCAGAACGGTGATGAACCACCGTGGTCGAAGGACCGGAAGCACGCCATGATATTCAACTCGCTCCACTCGGCCCATCGTGTCGCGCAAGGGTGCGGTGGCTACGTCGTGGCCGTGTGTGACGAGGAGGACCATGCCGAATACCGATGACGGTCCTACGCCCAACGAGGCGTACGCACGTCTACGCCGGATGTTCGAGGGACACTTCACACCATACAAGCACAACGTACACATCCCGTGGACGTACGCGACGGAGCGGATGCTACAGACCCCCGCTGAGAAGCGCACTGTCTACGGAGACTATCACCTCATACAAGGAGTTCTCATGCTCAAGCCGCACGGCCCGCGCTACCTCGTGAAGCGCATGGACCCGGAGCGCCCCACGTCTTCATCCATCATCATCCCCGACACCATCGACGGCGAGGGCTCGCTGTTCGCCCTCGTGCTCGCGGTCGGGACGCGCTGCCATGAAGACGTTGAAGTCGCCGACACCGTCGTGCTCCAGAAGTACGTGGGCGCACCGGTGAGCGTGGACTTCGACGGCGAACACCTCGATGCACTCATCGTCATGGAAGACGACATTCTCGGCGTAGTGGAGGACTAATGAAGTCATTCTTCGTCATCATCGGCGTGCCGCTTCTTCTGGCCCTCGTGTCCGTGCTCATCCTCGTCTGCTACGGCATCGGTGGCATCGTGTTCTCGTGGTTCTGGAACTGGCTTGCGCCCGTAGTCGTAGCCACCGCACCACACCTCTCCGCGAATGGCGGCTTCGCCCTCGGCGTGTTGGTCGGTGCGTTCCAGTGGTTGCTCGCGAAGCGTGGCAAATGACAAAACGACCGAACTTCCACTCCGTGTGCATCTACTGGCACTGGCGCCTTGGACGATTCTCGTTCATGGTCTGGTGGCAGGGGAAGTTCCACTGGAACAAGTTCTTCTTCCGGCGTAGCGACGGCGGCTGGGTGTTGCACCCGCTGCCGGACGTGTCGCTGGTGTGGGAAGGAAAGGACTGAGTATGTTGAACATCGTCATCCCGATGTGCGGGAACGGTCAGCGATTCAAGGATGCCGGCTATGAGGACCCGAAGCCGTGGATGCCCGCGCGGGGCAAGTCCATGATTCAGGCGGTCGTGGACAACCTGTCCGGGTTCGTCGCGAATGAGGACGCGCGCTTCATCCTCATCACGCAGAACGGACTCACCGGAGACATCGACTTCGGTCCTCACGGGCACAAGGTGCTCGCCGTGGGTTCGACCGAGGGCGCTGTTGCAACTTTGCTGCACGCTAGTCTTCATGTGCTCACGAGTGAGGGGCTACTCATTGCGAACTGCGACCAGATTGTGGACCTTGAGCCTAACGAGTGGGCGATGCCCCTCGGCATGGATGGCTCGCTGCTCACCTTCTGCGAGCCCTCGCGGAGCCGGGCGTGGTCGTACGTGGTGAAGTCCTCGAATGGTCACATCGCACGCATTGTCGAGAAGAAGCCCATCTCGTCCGAGGCGTGTGTCGGCATCTACTACTTCCGCCACTCTCACACCTTCATGGACACCGCGCTCAGAGTGGTGCAAGAGGAACGGCCGGCAGTGAACGGCGAATACTATACGTCACAAGTCATCCAGCGCATGGTGGATGAACGTGTGGACCTCGGCACGTTCGAGGTGGAGCGCGCCCGTGTGCACATGATTGGCACGCCCGAGCTACTGCGGAGCTACAATGACTGTGCTTTTTGACCTCGACGGCGTCCTGTTCGAGAGCCGGGACATGCACTTCCGCACGCTGAATCAGGCGCTCGCGGAGCGCAACCTCCCGACCATCTCGGCCTACGACCACAGTCAGACGTACAATGGGCGCCCGACGGCCGAGAAGTTACGGCTGCTGGGCATCCCCATTGCGGAGCAGGTTGCCGTGCGCGAGCGCAAGCAGGTGCTCACGCTCGAATGGGTGTCGAAGCTGACGACGGATAGCCGACTGGTCGGCCTTTTCTCCGACCTCAAACGGCGTGACCACCTCATCGGCGTGTGCTCGAACTCGGTGCGTGCGACGACGGAGTCGGCTCTCAGGGCGCTGGGTCTTCGAGGGTTCTGCAACATCGTCCTCTCGAATCAGGACGTGGAGCGTCCGAAGCCACACCCGGAAATCTACTGGCGGGCTATCATGGCCCTCGGCGCATGGCCTCGCGAGACGGTCATCGTTGAGGACAGCCTCGTGGGCCTTGCCGCGGCGGGCTATACGGGCGCCAATATCCTCGAAGTCGAAGGGCCAGAGGACGTTACGCTCGACGCCATCTTCAGGACGTTCGCGTCATGATTACGGTCTACGTTCCCGAGCCCGTGTTGGAGAAGATGCTCGCACAGTGGGAACCCGCAGCCAGAGCACAGATGCCGTGCTACCGCTTCGCCAAGTGCTGGGGCTGCGGACGCACGCTGTTCTTCGGCATGTGGCACATCTTCTTCCGACGCGACCAGCGCGAAGCACACCTCTGTCGGAAGTGCGGGCGCCCGTACGAGATTCAACTGTGACCACCACCTACATCTTCCACGTCATCGGGACGCTCACGATGGCCCACGTGGCGCTGGCGGCGGAGTCGATGGGGCGGCAGCGGTTTCGGTGGCAGAACCTCGTAGTGCACAACGCGAGCACGCTACCACTCCAGCCTATCCTCGACCTGATGCCCGCGGGGCAGTTCGACAAGGTGCAGGTGCTCGACTACAACCCGAAAGACCCACCGACGTGCGCGCAAGACTGGTTCAAACAGATGCGGTACGTCTGCGGGACCGACCGCTACTTCTCACACAAGGCGGACTTCTATCTCGCCAACGGTGTGTGCGAGGCGTTCGACTCGCTGCCCGAGGGCGACTGGTTCGTGCCGTTCCACAAGTACGACATGAAGTCCCGGGCGAGCATCGCGACGCTGCGTGAGTACGCGGCGCTGCCGTGGGAGGAAGGGCTCAAGCTGTCCACCACGGGCTCGTACCAGAAGCACCTCGGCAAGCTGGCCATCCCGTTCATGCAGACGCAGGGCGTGGACGGCACCATCCACGGGTACACCGAAGCTGCGAGGGGCTGTACGCTCCGTCGCTGCTCGAACGCAACACGCGCTGGGGCGTGGCCGAATCGCTCCGCGACATGCAAGAGCACATCCCCTTCATCACCAACGACACGCGGTTCTTCGCCTGCCACATGTGGCACGAGAGCCCGGACCGCACTGACTGGAACAAGAACACTTCGCCGGAGGAACGCTTCTAATGGCCCATGACCCGGAAGTCCAGAAGTACAGCATGATGCAGAAGGCGTACTACGCGAGCATCCCACCCATCGACTCGTCGATGAAGAACTCGGTGGTCGGCTGCTTCGACGAGCACGAGCGGTATCCGTACGAGGACTACCTGCTCGACAGGAATCCCGCGCGCAATCTCGCCCTCGACTTCGGCTGCGGTCCCGGCCGCATGATTCTTCGCATGGCGCCGCTGTTCGGCCGTGTGGATGGCGTGGACATTTCGCCGACGTGCATCGAGACCGCCGAGCGGTGGACTGCGGGTCTGCTGAACAAACCGAAGCTATACGTCAATGACGGAGTCACGCTTGAGGGCATCCCCTCGGAGACGTACGACTTCGTCTACTCGACCATCGCGTTCCACCACATCAACTCGTACGTCATCCGCATGTCGCTGCTGCGCGAGTTCTTCCGCGTGCTGGCGCCGGGCGGGCGCATCTCCATCCAGATGTTCTACACGACGACGGGCCGCACGCAATGGGCGCAGCACACGTCATGGCGCGAGAGCAAGCACGACGCCCCCTCGACCAATGGCTACTTTGACGTGCGCATCTCCCCGGACAACCTCCCCGAGGTGATGGAGGACTTGAAGGCCATCGGCTTCGAGCAGCCGGAGAGCGTGCTCGCACCCTACCCGCCGCCGCCACACCCGCAAGGGCCGAGCGAGACGGACTGGATTTTCATCCACGCGGTGAAGCCGTGGTAGACCGGCTGCTCGTCGTAGCGACGAACAACGGGGACGACCGGGTTCGGCAGATTGTCGCTGCGACGGACACGCCGATTCTGGTGGTGGACACCAACCTCGAACGCGGTCCGCGCCCGGACGACATCCTCGACAAGCCGCACGTCGTGGGCTGGCTCCAGACGCCGTACGGTGGGTACGACACGGGCGCTTACCTGTGGGCGTACTTCAACGTCGAAGCCGCGGAATACATGTTCATGCAGGACTCGTGCCTGCCGCGGTCCCGGGACTTCGTGGACACGTTCCACGACTACATGCCGGGGCCGATGGGCGTCGTGGCGTGGAACCTATTCTCGTTGACCATCTGGGATTCACCAGAGCAGCGCACCGCTGTGGACTTCACGATGGGTCAGGGCGCACCGTGGCCCGACAAGGGAATCTTCGGTCCCATCTTCTACACGTCGCGACTCGCGCTCGACCGACTCGCTCGCAAGCGTCTGCTCCCGCCGTACGCGCTGCACAAGCAGGGCGCGCAGGGCATGGAGAGGGCATGGGCAATCGGGTTCCACCGCGCGGGCATCCCCGTCCGAGGGCTCACCGACACACACGAGCCTGACCGCGCGGCGATGGCAGCAGGTAGGCTCCCACTTCTCACGAAGTCGTTCGGAGGGCGTGCATGAAATCACTTGGCATCATCATCTCGACGCCCGGCCGGCGCTCGCTGGCGAAGACACTCCAGAGCATCTTCTACCAGCGCGAGCCGGTAGAGGATGTGCTGGTCGTGGGCGACGGCTTCGACGCACCGACGAGTGAACTGGTGTCCTACTTCAAGGACATTGGTCTGCCCGCGCGCTACGTCGCGACGACGAAGACGCGGGACTGGGGGCACTCGCAAATCAACTACGGGCTCCAGCAAGTACGCGGTGACTACGTGACGTATCAGGATGACGACGACATCTACCTTCCTCGCGCCCTTGAGGAGATGGCCCGGCTGGCTGAGAACCTCGACTCGCCCCGGCCTATCCTCGGGCGCGTGAAGACGCCAATCCTCGGTGTGCTCTGGCAGATGCCGGGGATACAGGCGTGCTTGGATGGTCACTGTCTCGTCGCACCGAACGACAAGCGCCGCCTCGGCTGGATGCTGCCACAGTACAACGGCGACCAGTGCCTTCTCCACACGACCATTCGGAACTACCCCGAGTGTGCGTGGGCCGACCGCATCTGGACACTGACGCGCCCGAAGTGGACGCTCATGCCGTGGCGACAAGGGCACGGCCCCGCCGAGGGCGACCGCCCGGAGTGGTGGTCGTGGGACTTCTACCGAGACTCTGACCTCGTGCCATGCGCGAAGCTAGAGATGTGGAAGGACGAGCGCCACGACCTGATGCACGCGAAGCTGCTGGCGTGGGCGGCGAACATCACCGAAGATGAACTCGGCGACGTTGCGCAGTTCGTGGTGTACGCAGGGCAAGGTAACGACGTGTCGTTCACGTACACGCCCGGCGAGCGCATCTCGACGGTGCTTCCCATCTGGAACTACAAGGAGCACTCACACACAGACCAAACACATAGCTGGCCTCCCGACTTCTGGCCCCCGATTCCACCGTTCGATAGATTCCTTACCGAGGATGGGCAGGAGCTACTCGACTGGCGCGACGACGTGTGGGGAGGGAGAGCCGTATGAAGGAACAGGATTGGAGTAAAGCCTACGCGTTGTCCGCGCTGCTGCCCGCGCGGGTGGCATGGGTGTTCAACACAACGAACATCGAAGGTGATGCTGTGCTCAACATCTGGGTGGACCGAGGGCTGTGGGAACTGTACGCCACGCTGCTGCATCTCGACACGCCCGACGAAACGAACAGTGATAGCGTGACGTGGTACGACGAGGGGGGCTTCGCGCTCTCACTCATTCAACCGGAGGAACACAGTGGACGAGACAACGAATCAGTCTGACGCCGCACAGGTGGCGATGGACAACCTGCTCAAGGTGGCGGGTGAGTCCGGCGCCGATGCCGTCGCGAAGTTGAAGGAGAAGTTGAAGGCGCTCAAGGCCCCCTCGGGCGTGCAGACCATGTCCGGCTCCGAGGCCGTGGATGTGCCCAAGGCGCTGACGGCCGAGGAACTTGGTGGTACGAAGGACGCTGCTGCGGCCCAGCCCGTGGCGGAGAAGTCGCTCACCGGTGACATGGTGGACTGGTCCGAGTACGACCTGAACTACAACGTGCGCCACCTGTACAAGAAGTCGGTCTACCGTGATACGCCGGAGGGACCGAAGTGGGTCACGGTCATCCCGGACTTCCTGTCCCGGACCCGCGACTTCGGCAGCTTCGACAAGCAGGTGAAGGTGCCGGGCGGCCGCGCGGACGAGATGGAGTGGTTGAACCTCGCGCAGTTCCTCAAGGACAAGGTGAACGGCCGGGAGCAGTGGCGTATCAGCGCCCTCATGCCCGCGGGAAGCCAGTGCGGCGTCCTGCTGGAGCGCGAGGTGCCGCTGATTCTGCCGGACCCGGTGCCGCTCAAGAAGTCCGAGGAAGTCGAAGTCCCGACGGCACCCGAGTTGAAGGCGGTCGAAGACGCGGCCCTCGCATACATGGAGAATGAGGGCTTGACACCAGTGGCTCCCGTGGTGCATGATACTCCCCCAGCCCCCATCGGTCTGCGCGGCATCGAGCGTGGGTCAGACGAGGCGGAGGCCATCCGGGCGTCGTTGGAGGACAGCGGTGCGATTCAGGCTCGCGTGGGCGGCGGTGTTGCCCGGGCGATTCAGGTCGCGGCGCAAGAGACGGTTGCGGCCCCCACCGAGGGTGTCATCCAGCCGGACGCCGAGTTCAATCCGCTCATTCAGGCGGCGGTGCCCTCGGCGGGCTACTCGGCGGCGCAGGACATCCTGCGGGCGCTGACGGACCCGAACTTCCGGGCATCGCTGCCGCAGGAGTAACCATGACGCTCGTGACGCACATCGACTTCGTGGAGAGCAACTTCGGCTACGGCCCGCATCGTCTGTGGAATCGGCAGGCGCGGCAGGCGTGGCACACGTACTATGCGTGGAAGATGGAAGACCCGGGCATGGAGAGCATGGCCGGGTGTTGCGACACTGAGCCGGACGAGGATAGGAGCGAGGGGCTTCGGCCCCTCGTTCCATTGGAGGATAGATGGCAGCCAAGTACGAATCCTACGACGACGGAGCCGCCAAGGCCACCATCGCCGGAGACCACTGGAGATTCCTCCGCTTCAAGCTAGGCGCGCATGAACAGGTGGTCGCGGCCACTGGTGGCCACGGGACCGCGGCGTTCGTCTCGCGCAACGAGCTACTCAAGGCCATCGACAAGTACGCGAAGTCGAAGGCCGTCCGCGGTGAGTAGCCCGTACGTTGTGAACGTGTCGTCGATTCAGGACTTCTACCAGTGCCGCTACCGGTGGTACTGCAAGTGGGTTCTGAACCGCGTGCCTCGCCATGAGGGGCCGGCGCTCGAAGCAGGGAAGCTGCTGCACCTCATCTTCGAGAAGCACTCTCGTGATGACATTCCGTTGAAGACGGCCGCAGTCCAAACGCTGTACCACTATCAGATATGGATGTGCGAACTTCCAGTGAAATCGCCTGAGCGTGCGACGGCGCAAAGTGCGCTCGACACCATCATGAGTCTAATGGATGCGTTCCCGCTGTGGCAAGACGTGTTCCCGATGGACATTACCACGCTGGAAGCGGAGGAGCCGTTCGAGATTTCGTTCCCTGAGATGCCGTGGGTTGTCTTCCGTGGGCGCCCCGACCGGGTGTGCCTGTCGGGGGGCGCGGTGTGGCACGTGCAGAATCGCGGCCTCGCGGCCTCGATGAACTTCGGTACGTACGCGTTGCTCGCGAAGCGTCACTACCACGAGCATCTGTACGCAGAGCATCTGAGTCGCAAGTACGCAGACCTCGGGGACTACGGCGGTACCATCTTCAACCTCGTCCGCAAGTTGAAGTTCAGAACGAACGTCGGCAAGAAGAACGAGAAGACGAAGACCGCGGCCGAGATGTTCTGGCAGATGCCGGTGGCCATCGCCCTCGGGGGACAGCAACACCGGGACGTGATGCGCTCGATGTTCGACCACGTGCGAGACATGCAGACGGTCGAGAAGCGTGTGCGGGACTCGAAGGGGCTATGGCTTCCGCCGCCCAACGAGAAGATGAACGGTGGCTTCAACGGCAGCACGCCGGACCCGTACTTCCGCGTCCTCACGCGGGAGATTGACCTGATGGATGACGCCCACTTCAAGAACCGAGAGGACACGTATGCAGTCGCAGACGTTGACGCCGGACAGGACTGAGATTCAGAAGTGCTGGTCGCTTCTGCCTCACCCGGACGGCAGCATCATCCGCGTGTTCGCTCGCAACCGAGTGACCGGCGAGATGGACGGCGACTTCGCACGCAACGCAGACGAGATGTATCACTTCGCCGAGCGCAACGTGGACAAGCAGGTGTACGTGTGCCCCAACCCCGCGTCGAAGCGGGCGGGCACGCGGCACGGCGCCGAGGACGTGACACACTGGTCGTTCCTGTTGTTCGACATGGACCCCATCGAGGACGTGTACGACGCGGCGCCTGCCCTCGATGAGGCGCTGCTGTGGCTGGGCGAATGGGCGGGTCGGAACTTCTTCCAGCGCCGTCCCATCATCATCGACAGCGGCCGAGGGCGTCAGGCGTGGATTCGGCTGGACGACATTCTACTCGGTGGCGACCACGCTCCGGGCGGAGGGATGGACCGGAAAACGGCCCGCAAGACGATGGGTTACTGGCTCACGCGGGTGTCGGACAAGGTCGGGCTCTCGCACGGCTGCAAGCTGGATACGTGCACGTCCGACTTGCCGCGGCCGATGCGGATGCCCGGCACGTTCAACCAGAAGACGCACCGCATGGCTCGCATCGTGGACGTGGGCGCCGGCAGCTTCGAGGGCTTCGCATCGCTGCTGGTGACGGGCACGCCTGACAAGGTGTTCATCGAGCCGGAGGTGCGGCCACTGGCCCCGGGTACGCCGTGGCAGAAGGTCGTGTCGAGTCTCACGCTCATGGCGAAGGACTACTTGAAGACCGGGCGCGAGGAACCGGGTCGGCACAAGGCGATGTGGCACACGGCGAGGATGTTGCAGGAGCGAGGCATCGGCCGCGACGAGGCGCGCAAGGCGCTGCGTCAGGCCAACAGGCTCCGCGGTAAGTCACAGGAACTGTCCGCGGAAGAAGTCGAGCACGCGCTCGACACGGCATTCGGAGGGTGAGCATGGCAACCGTTCAGAAACCGCTTCTCGAAGTCCTACAAGGTGGGCCGGCACCGGAGCACGTGATGGAACGTGTCATCGGCTATGGTCCTCCCGGCGTGGGTAAGACCCGATGGGGTCTGTCGCTGCCCGAGCGATTCGGCAAGATTGCGTACTTCGCGGCTGACAACAACAGTCACCTGCTGGCGTCAATCAGCCGCAAGAAGCGGGAGCGCATCTACGTGGTGCGGCCGGTCGGTGACAATCCGACGGCGACATTCATGGCGTTCTGTATGCGGGACTGGACCAAGGTGGACCCGGCAATCAAGACGCTCGTGGTGGACACGTTCAGCAAGGTGGGCTGGGACGCGCTCACGTGGTCGGCGAACACCGGCAGCGTGGACCGCGAGAAGCATTTCGTCGTCGGCACTCCCGGCGAGGGTGGTCAGGCAATCCCCAACCGTGGTGACTACCAAGGTCTGGACTCCGTGGGCAAGGGCTGGCTGGACATGCTCGCACAGCGGCAGGCCGACATGCACATCATCTTCCTGTGTCACGAGGAAGTGAAGGTCATCGACGGCTTCAAGGCGAAGGGCGGTCCGTCCTTCCCCGGCAGCAAGTTCACCGAGTACCTGCCCGGCCAGTTCAACACGGTCATCAGGCTGGTGCGTGAGCAGCAACTCGTCAAGGGTGCCGACATGCCCGAGGACGTGGTCGTCGCCGTTGGTGAAGGTGACGGCAAGTACGTGGCGAAAGTTCGTACCGAAGACGAGACGCAGAAGAACGTCATGGCGCGCGTCGTGTGCAACCGCGACCCGCTCAACTGGTGGACCGCTTACGATGCCAGCCTCGGCATCAAGGAGAACAACTAACATGGCTGACAATCAGAACCCCCCCGTTCCTGAGTTCGGTGACGAAGACGCACAGGCGGTAATGGCGGCGCAGAACGCGCTCGACTCCTCCCGCAGCAAGCCCCTCGCCATCCCGGCCGATGCGAAGAAGTTCAAGTCGGACAAGACGGACTCGACGTACACGCGCTTCACCGAGCAGGTGACGGTGCAGCAGGCGTATCGCTCCGTCACGAACGACGGCGGCAAGATTTCCGTGAACGTCCAGTTGCGCATCCGGCAGTCCGAGGTGAACTCGGGTCGCTCGTTCTGGGCCGGCTTCTACATCGCGCCCTCGGCCGAGGGCCTCAACGCGAACCAGATTGAGTACCGTGAGAAGCAGCGCGGTCTCGTGTTCGGTCTGGTCAAGGCGGTCGGTCTCCAGCCGGACTCCGGCAAGCTGACGGGGGCGCTGCTCAACATGCTGTTCCCGCAGAAGGGTGAGCCCGGCAAGTCGTCGCCCCTCGTGGACAAGACGGTCTTCGCAGAAATCTGCCAGACCGACAAGCCCGCGACGGACAGGACGGGCAAGAAGATTCTGAACGAGGACGGCGTGCAGGCGCGCGACGTTCGTGACGCCGTGGAAGGATGGATTTCCGACACGGTCGAGGAGTAACGATGGACATCAACGACCGTCACAGCCCGACCTCGGTGCCGAGCAACGAACTGACTCAGATGATTGAGGCGGTCGCTGCGCGGAACCGTGGGGGCGTCGTGTCGTTGCCACCGGAGAGGGGGTCGGTCATCTCGGCCGACTCCCAACCCACCGTGCGCAGCGCCGAACTCGGAACCGTTGTGCGTCAGGCGCCGCTCTCCGCAGAGGAAAGCGCACTGCTCGACCGCATGGCTCTTGAGTCCGGCCTCGTGCGAGGGCCGGTGACACCGGGCATCAGGAACATGTTGAACAACGCGGCGGAGGAAGGCCCGTACGGCTCGCTGGAGGATGCCATCCGTGCTGGCGCTCCGGTGGGAATGTCGGACGAGGAAATCGCAGCGCAGGCCGTGCGATTCCGCGAGCCCGAGCCCGTGCGTCGTGCCATCGGCGAGCGCGGTCCCGTGCAGACGCCCCGTCAGTTCATCGCTGCCCAGCCCGCGTCGCAGTTGCCCCGGCTGCCCGACTTCAAGCAGGTTCAAATCATCGACCTCATCAACGGTAAGGTCTACGTCGATGGCTTGGAGTTCGTGCTGACGAAGGAGCAGTCGCAGATGCTGCGCCGCTTCGCCGTGCAGACGGCCAAGGAGCAAATCCAGAAGTCGCTCGACACGGCTCTCGCCGCGCTCGACGCGGAGGGTTCGGATGGCTCTAACGGGTGATGCGTGGGAACGCCAGAAAGCGTACTGGCGGGCATGGCGCTCGCGCAACCGTGGGTATGACTGCGCACGTAATCGTGCGGCAGCGCATGATGTCACGGTTGAGTTCGTTTACTCAGTCTGGCGGTCGCACTGTAGCATCTGCGGCGTGTCTCCCCAACGACACGCGAAACTCGGCCGAGGACCCATGCAGGTCGGGCACCTCGTGCCGGGTGACAATACCGCGGGACACGTGCCGATGTGCAGCCCGTGCAACTTGAAGCTGAGTGCCCGGGCGTTGACGGCGAAGACGGGCCACGAAGTCCTACATCACTCACGCGATTTCTGGACCTTCCGCACAATGCGGTACGAACCGTGGATGCACACGGCGGTGGACGAGCGCGGCTACGGTACAGGTGGAATCGCCGAGCCCGCTGGCCGTCAAAGGAGACTCGATGAATACAGCCGTGGGGCGGAAGGACGCGCCCGTACTGGTGGTCATGATGAACCCGCTATCCGAACGGATGCGGGCGTGGTTCTGGAGAATCATGATGGGCGCGGGGATTCAGAAGACGGACGTGCGAATCGTCTACCTCCTGAACGAGATGCCCGCGGGGGCGAACAACAAGGCAACGGCCGGGCAGCTTCGTGAGGCCGAGGAACGGGTCTACCGCGAGGTAGGCGAGTGGACGGGCAAGGTCGCGATGCCGATGGGTACCGAGGCCCTGCACCTACTCACGGGCATCCGCGAGGGCATCTTCGACACGCGTGGGTTCATCATCCGCAAGGAACTGTTCCGCTCCATGTCGAAGAAAGTGCACAAGCAGATTGGTGTGTACAAGCGCGCCAGCAAGGCCACGGGCGCGCAGGCGGGTGATGCTCGCATGGGCTTCGTGACCGAGGAGGGCCACGGCGCCCTCGGGGCTGATTGGGACGGCGTCGTCATCCCGACGTTCTCAACCGACTACGTCCGCATCGAGCAGTTCACGCCGAAGCCCGCGTTCAAGGAGGACGCGCGTCGCGTCGGTCGGGCCATGCGGGGTGACCTGCACGAAGTCGGCAGCAACATGTCGTACTTCGTTGACGAGCACATGGTGCGGCTCCCGAACGGCGACTTGCGTTTCAGCGAGATGCCCTTCGAGGGGGCGCTGCAAGGCAAGGTCATCGCGATTGACATCGAGACCCACGGTGTGGGGAACGAGGTCATCGACACGGTGCAGGTGAGCGATGGTAAGGTCTCCTGCTGCTTCCCGTGGTCAGACCGCGCGCTGCGGATGGTGGAGCGGGTCTTCGCCCGCCCCGGCGTCATCTTCGCGCTGCACAACTCGACGTTCGACATTCCGCGACTGCGGCTCAACGGCGTGTACATCGACCAGAAGGTCATCGACACGCAGGTGTTCGACACGATGCTCGCATCGGTCGTCCTCCAACCGGACCTCCACAAGGGTCTGGGCCGTTGCGCTACCATCTTCCTCGACGTTACGCCGTGGAAGTGGGACGACTTGAAGTCGATGTTCGCCGAACTGTACGCTGCGAAGGACGCGCTCGTCACGGCGTGGCTCGCGGTCGTTCAGATTGCGGTGCTCACCGGCAACGGGATGTGGAACCTGTTCATGGGGCAAGGCGGTCATCCGGGTCCGGGCGTCTGCGCGACGCTGCCGGAACTGGAACTGATGACGCAGGGCGGCGTGCCCCTCGACCGCGAAGGCGCGGCGAAGTGGTGCCATCGGCTGGAGCGCAGGCTGTTCCGACTCACGGTGCTGTGGGAGCGCATGTTCCCCGGCGTCAACCCTCACGCGAACCCACAGGTGGCGAAGCTGCTGTACGGGATGTGGGGCCTGCCGGTCCAGCGCAACCGCTACACCGAAGGTATCAGCGTGGACGAACTGGCACTCATCGTGCTGGGCTCATTCGTCCGCGACCAGCGGAAGAATCCGACGTGGAACGGCGAATGGCAGGACGACCCCCGCGCCGTGCCGCGCACGTTCGACTTGCTGGTGAAGCTGCGTGATGCGAAGAAGACGCTTGCGACCTACGTTCAGCCTGTGGCGGAGTCGATGGACGGCCGGGTGCACCCACGGTACGTCCCGAAGTCGAAGGACGCCGAGCGTGGTCAGGGCAAGCTGGTGAGCAAGGGCAACACGAGTACGGGGCGACTCGCGTCGTCAGACCCGAACATCCAGAACCAGCCGAAGAAGGTGCGGGCGCTGTACGTCCCGGACCAGCCCGACTGGTGCTTCATCCAAGCAGACTACAAGTCGGCCGAGTTGTACGTACTGGCCGGCATGTCCGGGGACGAAGTGCTGCTGGCGGACTTGCAGGGCGACATTCACACGCGGAACTCGGAACGCTACGGCGTGCCGCGGCCCACGGTGAAGAATGTCACGTACGCCACGCAGTATCTCGCCAGCCCCTCGAAGGCGAGCGAGATGATTCTGGAGCAGTCGCGCATCTACATCTCACCGGCCGAGTGCGCTCGCATCGCGGCGCAGGTGTGGGGTGGTTACGCGAAGGCGTCGGCGTACAAGCAGCACCTCGTGGACCTGTGTGACACGAAGCACGAGATTCAGAATCCGTTCGGGCGGTTGCGGTACTTCCATGACGGGCGTGCGCCCGCCGCGGTAGACTTCATCCCGCAGAGCACGGTGGCTGACATCCTGTGGTGTGTGCTCAAGCCGGTCGCCGAGATTGCCCGCAAGTACGGCGGTCGCATGGTGACGACGGTGCACGACTCGATTCTCGTGGCGGTGCCGTACGGCAACCACAAGACCTGTGCCGGTGAGATGAAGCGCGCGATGGAGCGCACGTTCGACTGCGTGCGGCCGGGCTTCTTCATCCCCGTGGAACTGGAAACCGCTGGCCCCGGGCAACCGTGGTCGGCTGTGAAACCATACAAGCTGGAGGAAGCGTATGTCTGATTTCGGGGTGAAGGACAGCGGCGAGCGAGCCAAGTTCGACTCGGGCATGGTGCGGGACACCACGGCGGGGAAGGTGCGGTACGACCTGAACTTCGACGGCCCGATGTTCGAGCGGCTCGCCGCCCATCTGACTAAGGGCGCCGTGAAGTACGAGCCGCGGAACTGGATGAAGGCGTCGGGCGCCGAGGAGCGTGACCGCTTTAAGGAATCGGCCATCCGCCACTTCATCCAGTGGCTCCGAGGGGACCTCGACGAGGACCACGCCGCGGCGGTGTTCTTCAACATCAACGGGTACGAGTACGTGAAGGAGCGCATCGTCCAAGGTCAGTTCTCGACTGGTGGGCGGCTGTTCCAGTTCATCACCTCGCCGACGCAGGAGCCGCTGGTGAACCCGGCGTTCCCACAGACACCGTACCCTGACGTGTCAGGAGGCGGCAAGCCGTGCGCCTAACGTGTGGGCGGTGCAAGGTGTGGCCGCCCGTCGTCGGCTCACGGTGCATGAGATGTTTCATCAAGCAGGGCGCCAAGACCGCCGGTCTTCATGACCACATGTGGTGGCTTCGCGTCGAGGGGACGTTCACGGCGCTGATGATTGGGCGCTACCTGAACGACGGGAAGGGACTCCCACCGCCGTCGGCGGAATCGGTGGTGCGCGGCTTGCGCATCTTTAGTCTGTCAAGGCGTGTTGGGCATCTCGAAGACATCTACGCGCTGGTCGAGTCCATTGACCGCGCATCTCGGAGGAACCGTGAAGAATCTGGTGGTGGCAGCGAAGTTGAAGCAGGGTAAGTGGAAGGGCGCGTCTGTCGTGGACGCCGAGTTCATCGACTCATTCGCGGAGGATAGTCTCGTTGTGCTCGTGAGCGAGGCCATCACGGGAGCCCTCGCGGCGCCGTTCGCCGAAGGCACCGAGGTGAGCGTCAACATCACGTTCAAGACCGCCGAGTGACAGACGCCCGAGGCCCGTTCTGGCCTAGCTGGCAAAAGCTGCGTGACGAACTGATTCGCGACGAGGGCCGGCGTTACGTCGCGTACAAGGACACCGCGGGCAACTGGACCATCGGCGTCGGGCATTTGCTGAACTCCGATGGTGAGCCGCGGATGCAGCTTATCACGGACAAGGAGTGCACGGCACTGTTGGACTCCGATACGCTGGACGCCGCTGCGTTGGCCCGGGAAGCATGTCCGGGGTGCGACGCGATGTTCTCGCCCGAGGGCCAAGTCCGGTACCGCGCACTCATCAACATGGCGTTCAACCGTGGCCGCAACATGGTCACCTCATCCACCATCACGCCCGCCGTCAACAACGCCATCAAGAGTGGCAACTGGTCGGGCATCTCGTCCGTCATCTTGCAGAGCCCGTGGGCGCGTCAGGTCGGACAGCGCGCGTCCCGCTTGGCCTTCATGCTGGAGACGGGGCAGGAGCCCGCGTGAATCCTGTCGCCTACACAGTGTACGAAGGACGACAGGTAGACGCAGCAGGGAAGGAACATCACATCCGTCGCACTACGTGCGGCTGCGGTGAGGTGCTCTCGCTCTGGCACATCGGTTGCTGCGGGTTCGCGTCGTCCGGGTACGGTAAGACTTCACACACATGTAAGGAGCAAAGCATGTCACCTCGGGAAGCTGCCGTGCAGTTGTGCAACGCGGCGTATTGGGAAGATACCTCCGGGCGCAAGACCCCGAAGGAGCAGGCGGCGCTGTGGCAGGCGCTCATCAAGGCGTTCAACATCGAGCGCGACGAGTTCGGGTTCTGGCGATGAGAATCGGCCTCGACATCGACGGCGTCATGTACAAGTGGGACAAGACGGCCCGCTACATGCTCCGCGACGTGCTGCCGAACAGCCCGTACAAGGCCACGCTCCAGCAGGACTCGGAAAGCTGGAACTGGATTCAGACGCAGGTGGCGCCGGAGCACTGGGAGTGGCTCTGGACCGAGGGCGTCAAGCTGGGCCTGTTCCGCTACGGTCATCTGTACCCGGGCACGATTCAAGCGGTCCGGGAACTGGCGAAGCGGCACGAGGTCGTGCTCATCACACACCGGCCGAAGTCGGCGGTCGGCGACACCCTCGCGTGGCTGGGGTTGTTGAACCTGCCGCTCTCGGGTTTGCACCTACTGACGAATCAGGAGCCGAAGTCGCTGGTGCACCCGCAATGCGATGTGTACCTCGACGACAAGCCGGAGAACGTCGTCAACCTCGCCGAGGACACGGGCGCGAAGCTAGTCTGCGTCATGCACCAGCCGTGGAACAGGGACTGGAATGAGCCGCATGGCATCACACGCGTGTTCGGCTGGACGGACTTCCTCTCGGTGGTGAAAGGAGCAACCAATGGGTAACATCATCGGGCAGTTGATGCAGAATCCGTTCGCGGGTTACAACGCCGCGCTCGCGCTGATTCACGCGGCTGAGATGGTCTTCAAGCACAAGGACTAGCATGAAACACCGGGTCGTACCGAACACCGTCTCAAAGCGGTTCCGGCGCAAGCTGCGTCGAGCGCGCGCGCCGTACCTGTTGTGGCTGCAATGCAAGCGGCCACACGTGTACGCGCGTCTGCGGCGGTTGTGGAAGGCGCGGCTGTTGGAGATGATTTGCTCCGTCAGTCCTATCGACACACCACTGTTCTCACTCGCACCCATCTACACGCACATCCATTGGAGAACCGATGCGCAAGCTGTTGGTGATTGACACCGAGACTGGCGGACTGGACGCCTCGAAGCACGCCATCATCTCGCTCGCCGCGGTGGTCTATAACGACGGGCCGGAGGCCACGTTCCATAGGTACATCAAGGACGCAGAGGGCCTGACCACGGAAGAAGCGTTCAGGACGAACCAGATTCCGTCGCTCGTCGTACACGAGGAAGGCAAGGACCCGTGGACAGTGGTGCAGGAACTACACTACTTTCTCGCGAAGAACCAGATGGACGTGCGAATCACGCTCGCGGGCCACAACCTGCCCTTCGACATTGCCTTCCTCCAGCGCCTATACCGGCTGGCGGGCGAGGACTACGACAAGGTGTATCACCACGGTGGGCTCGACACGAAGTCGGCGGCGCTGGTGTTCGAGCAGGCGGCGCTGTTCTTCCCACGGTCCTCGTCCCTCGTGGACGTGGCGCCTGCCTTCGGCGTGACAGTGAAGAAAGCGCACGATGCGCTGGCTGACGCATACGCGACGGCGCAGGTGTTGGAGAAGATGATAACGCGACTGCGTCGCAGCTAGAAGGTGGCCGCCCCCGTTGACCCGAGGTGGGTGGTGCCGCGGCATCGGGTCCCAATGTCCGGGCAAGTGTACACGGACCTACGCGAGTACAGCGCGTGATAACTGTGCAGCCGATACCTCGGAGCGGCGGAAGCAGGCTAACGGCGTGCCTGCCCTGTCCAGAGGGATAGTCGGAGGCGCTGGAACGACGCCCCGGCCATTGCGGTTCGACTCCGCCCCCGCTCCACGCAAACGCAAAAACCCCCCGAGGCCATGACGGCTTCGGGGGGTTTCGTGTTTTCAGTGGTTGCCTTGCGCGCCCTGCAACTTCTCAACGGTGCGCATACCGCCGAGCCCGAGCATACTGATGACGAGCGTGGACAACAGCGTAGTGTCCAGCACGACCATCGGGACCGGGTGCCCCGCAAGGCCGCTAATCTGCACGGCAATCGGAGCGACTACAAGCTGCACCGCAAGCGCGCCACCGCAGACCCAGCCGATGAACGGCCGCCAGCCAGCGATGAACATGTTCGGGGACGCAGCTTCTACTGCGTTGATACGGGTCTGCTGCTCCATCGTGGCGAGGTCACCGGTCTGCTGCATCTCCAACAGCTTCTGCGTCGCCGCGGCTTTGGCCTGCGGGTCGGGGATGAGCTTGTCGATGAGTGCCTTGCCAACATCAAGCAATGAACTCAGTGGGTCTAGTGCCATTAGAGTTTCCTCAAGATGCGGTCCAGCTTCTCGTCCATGTCCCGCTGTCCTTGTTTGAGTTCTTCCAGTGACTTGTCTTCGCCCTTAATGTGGTCCTCAAGCACGCTGATTCGCGTTTCATGCTTCGCATCCGCGTCAGAGAGATGAGCACCCCACGTGACAAAGCCAGTGAGGAACAGCCCGACGATGGTGGTAATCACGGCGCGAATGGCCCATGAGGGTACGAATGGAACTACGGTGCTCGCGTGATTAGCCATCACTTGTTCCCCTTGTAACGCCGCGCGAGGTCTTCCTCGGGCGTCCTGTCGTACTTGACGGTTCCAGCACCGGTCTCGTCGTACTTGACCTGTGCGTCCTTGTTCGCCTGATTCCACCGGTACAGCACCTTGGCGCGCTCGCTCTTGACGAGGTCCTTGGTCAGCTTCTCAGCACCAGCGTCCGAGATGTTGCGCTTGCCCGAGGGCGTGGCGGTCAACGCGAGTGCCCTCGCGGTCGCGTGCATGTCCGCGGCCTTGATGTCCTCAAGGAACGCATTCATGGTGCGGTCGCTGACACGAACCGTGTGACCGTCCTTCGTGAACTGTATCGGCGCCGGGCCTTGGAGTTCCTTCTTGTAGGTCTCCACACCCATACCAACCTGCGCGAGCACTCCGAACTGAGCCAACTGCGCCGGGTCGTCGTGCCACTCCTTCGCCGCCTGCAACACGGAGCCGAAGGGAATCGGCACCATGCGCTCCAACGCCTCCTTGCCCATGTTGATAGGCAACCCGTCCGGCCCAAGCTGGTTGTCCAGCTTGCGGAAGCCGAGCACGATAAGCGAGGGGATGGGCGCTTCCTTGTTCGCGAAGAACTGCCCAATCACATCGAGCGTGGTCTTCGCACCGAACTTGCCACTGCGGAGGTTCGTGACCTTGCCGGTCTCCGAGGACACCGTCTGGCCCGAACCAATCTGCCCGAGCAGACGAATCACCTGCGCATGTCCGCCGAGCGGGTCAACGCGGGTGTCGCCCTTGCGGGCCTTGCCGAAGTCGGCGCTGCGGTAGTCCATGCCGACCTTGTAGCCTGCGGCGCTAAACGTCCCGAGGATGGCCGTCGCCGCGGCTGCGGCCGACAAGTTCTGGCGCACGGTCTCGGTCATGAGGCCCTGATTGAACTTGGTGCCGTAGTAGAGCGGGTTGAACGGGTCGAAGCGTGAGACGGTGAGCCGCGGTGAGAACATCCACTCGGCGAGCAACTGCGACGCGCGCTCCGCGGACTTCGTCATCGCCCCTCGGCCGGTCTGGCTGTTCACCAGTTCGCCGAGGGCCTTGAGGAACTTCGGGTCCGTCACGTCACGGCCGGAGTCGGCCACGTTCTTGTAGACGCGGTCGAACATCTCGATGCGCATCCGGTTGAGACCAGCGACGAACGCACGGCCGTTGCGCGCGAAGAACTGCTTGCCCGCGACCGGTGTCCGCTCAAGCAACTGCTGGGCGGAGGCGAGACCTTCCTCGCCGCCCGCCTCGCTCATCTCGTTGAAGTGGACGCCTGCGCCGCCCTGTGACACGGGCTTCGACGCGACCTCGTAGGTCGGACGTGAGCGAATGTCAGCATCGAGCGAGCGCGCGAACTTCTCGCTGCCCCACGCACGGATGGTCGGGATGATGCTTGTCCAGTATTCAGGTGTGCCGATGGCGCGGAAGCCCTGCCGGAAGAAGACAGAGAAGCCGTGCGAAGTCATGATGGCCCGGGGCATCTCCACCGCGACCTTGAGCCAGTGGCCAATGTCCTTCGCCAGCGAGCGGTCGCTGAGAGCTTCAACCATGTTGGCGCCGAACGCGCGCTTGAGCAGCGAAATCTCGAACGGCCGCGGGGCTCCGCCCGGACTGAGGCCGAGCAGCCTGTGCAGGGCTTCCTCCGCGGAGATGCGCTCCCACTGAGAGAAGCCCGCCTTGCCGAGCCGGTCGTACAGTTCATTGACGCCGTCCTGCGTGAGCACGCCCTTGATGGCCTCGAACTTGGCCTTGGGCATCTCGCCGACGAGTTCTGCGCGAGCGGCAGCGGCGCCAGCGACGCCACCACCTGCGGCCTTGCGTGCACCCTCGGCGGCTTGCACGCGCTGTGCTCGCTCCTGTCGGTACAGCTTCGCCTGCTCGCTCGCAGTCTTCTGCGCGCCCTTGATGGCCTCGGTCAACCGCTCCTCGACCGGCTTCGGTTGCTCGCCACCCTTGCCCTCAACGACAGAGAGCGCAGGCTTCGGATTCGGTTGGAACTGGTTGCGGTCCACGACCGTCCGCTCGCCCTGCGCGCCCTCGACGACGAGCTTGTCGCCGTTGATTTCGCGCACGGTGCCGGGCAAGCCGCCGATTGTGCCTGTGGAACCCACGGCGTCCGGGGCAAGAGAAGCAGAAGTCGGGGCCTCCGCGGGCGCTTGTGCCTGCGGCTGCATGTGGTCCGGCTTCATCTCCTTGAGCGCGTCGATGTCTTCAATCGACACTCCGTGCCTCGACTTCGCCGCTGCGAGATTCGCCACGTCCGGGGTCTCCGGGTCCACGAGGGCGTGTACATCGCTGGGGTCCATGTTGTGTTCTTTCGCGAACTGCGTGACCGCGGTGCCCCACCGCTGCTCTGCTTGAGCGCGGGAGGCGAGGGCGAGCACGTCAGTCGGCGGGGGCGGGGGCGGCGCCGGGGGCTGCGGCGTCAGGTCCGTGGTTGCGTCCGCCCGGGCCTGCGCATGAGCGTCCTGCGTGGCCTTGAGCCGTGCAGCGTCCTCACGGCCGGCAGCGAGCGCGCCTTCGCGGTTCGCGGCCTGCTCCGCTTCGTACGCGGCGTAGTCTGCCTTCTGTGTCACCGCGGACACATGCCCTTGGTGCAGTCCCGCGATGGTGCCCAGCGGAGCGGCGGTAGCCGCGCCCACGAGGGCCGCCTTGCCAATCTCGCCGGGGGACTTGCCCTCGACAGCAGCCTCGCCGCCGCCCTGCACGCCGCCCATCGTCGCTGCTTCCAGCGTGTGGGCTGCGACAGGAGCCGTCTCGCCCGCGCTGATGCCGAAGGCGTTGACAGCGGGAGCGATTTCCTCGGCCGCCTTGAGGCCGGCGCCGACAGCGGGGCCTGCGGCCGTAGCCGCGAGCGTCACGCCGCCCTTCGCCGCCTCTTGCAATCGTTGCTGCGCCGCCGCTGCTTCTGGCGTGCCGGGCTGCATGGCGACAATCTGCGCGTCGGTCGTGGTCTGCGGGCCGGAGCCCTCGGCACCGGAAGCCGCAAGCTGGGCCTGCGTGCTCTCGCCCGCCAACTGGCCGACGTTCTTGAGTTGGTCGCCGAGTCCGCGGATGAAGCCAGCGCCGATGTTCTGCGCCTTCTCCCACAGCGTGGGCGCAGCCTGCTCGTGCAGCCAGTCATTGTAGCTGACGCTGGTCTTGTGGGCGTCGTGCTGCAACTTGTACTCGGCTTCGAGGGCATCGGGCGGCTCCAGAGCGGAGTTGTGCAGCGCCGGGTACTTGCGCGCTACAATCTGTGCCATGTCCTCGTACGTGATGGGAGGCAGTTCTTCGTTCTTGATGTGCTGCGTGTACATCTTGTCGATGACCTGCTTCTCATCTGTGAGGTCGTAGCTGCGCTTGGCCTGCGCGATGAGCGCCCTATCCACCGCAGTGCCGTACGCGCCGTGCAAGTCCTGCATGAACGTGTCGGGTGTGATGTTCGGCTCGTCCGCCGCCTGCAACTCGAACGCAGATTGGAGCACGTCATGGTCCGACATCTTCTCGCTGGGCTTGAGTTTGTACTCCCGACGCAACTGGTCAGCGAATAGCTTGGCCCCCTCGGGGCCGTTGCGACGGATAGAGAGAGTCAGTTTCCGCTTCGCCGCGTCTTCGCTAAGAGAGGTCGTGGCGGGCGAGACCGGGGTGGGGGCAGGGGGCGGAGTGGGTACATCAGGCGTAGGCGTCGCCGTCGTATCAGTCGCCGCAGAATCCGGCTCAAGGGCTGGTGTATCGTACGCCGGGTCATCAGGCACAGGAGCGTCTGGATGCCAAGGTCCAGTGGGACCGAGCCGCTTCTGATTCGCCTTCATCTGCTCGTACGTGAATGGTGACGCCATTGCGTCCCTCCTTTACTTGCCCGGTGGGTGTAGCCGAAGGTACTGCTGCCGCTTGAGGGGCGACATGCCCGCGGTCGGGTCCGTAGTCACCGGTGCGCCAGTCTCTGCCGGCGCGGGCTCTGCGGCGGTGCCACCGTGCCGCTGCAACACGCGCTGGTCAAGCTGGTCGTGCATCCGGTCCATCACGTCCGAGGTGACGGTCAGCGGGTCTTCACCCTTGCTGATACGCGTGTCGATTTCGCGCTGCGCATCGTTGTGCATCCCACGGTACTCGGCGCTGTCCATCTTGATGCCGACGGCCGAGAGCATCGCGTCCATGCGGCTCTTGAGCATGTCCTTCGACGCCTGCATCTTGAGCGCCGTGACACGCGCGGTTTCGTCACCCTTCGTCTTCGCGAGGTCAAGCTGGCCTTGGAGCGCCGACTTGGCGTGCTCGATTTCCATCAACTGGTCCGCGTACTTGCCAGTGACGACGCGCCGCATGTCGCCGGTCTGCATCGCCTGCTGCATCGCACCCTTAATGGCGTCCTGCTTGATTTGCAGGAGGTTCTTCCACTTGTCGAGTTCGTCCGCGTTCGCGGCCTTGTTGTCCTCGCTGTACTTCTGGACGAGCGCCGCGGCATGTTCCGGGTTGCCCATGCCCATCGCGAACATGAGGAGTGGGTTGTTGCGGTGTTCCCTCGGCATCGTCGCGAGGTCGGCCAGCTTCTGCTTCATGATGCCCTTGTAGTCTACGTTGGGCATGTTCGCTTCCATCTCCGCTTCGTACTGCTGCAACTTGTCGTGAATGTCCTTCTTGTGCAGATAGCCGTACGGCCCCGAGTCGGTGTAGTCATCCTCCACGGGCGTGTACGTCTTACCCGGGTTGGCCTTCTCGAACTTCGCCTTCGCCGCCTGCCCCGTAGGGTTGAGCGACGAGTCGAGGTCGGGGAGCTTGAACGCCGGAGGTGCTGGAGGCTGCGCCGGAACCTGCGTCGCGGCCTGATTCGCAATGTCTTCCATCTGACTCGGCGCCGGAGGTGGCGTCTGGCCCGTCAGGTCTCTCACGAGACCCGCGGTACCCTCGATGCCTTCCTTCCCGGCCCACAGTCCCGCCCTCGCGAGGGCGTGCCCCACACCACCAATGAGTCCCATGTCGTTCTCCTTACGCCGCGGCCTTGGGCTTCGTGCCCGCGCCGCCAGCAAGTCGCTGCATCCAACCGCCGTAGTCACCTGAACCCATGCCGGAGAGGGCGCCGCTTGCGGCCTGCCCAACCTTGCCCCACATCGTGGGCTCTGCGTTCTGTGCGGCGAGGTTACCAAGTGCGAGGTCGCCTTCGCGCTGGACCATGCCTTGTGCGACAGGCATCGCGCTCTGCGTGAGCCCCGAGAGGACACCACGTTGAAGTGCACCACCCGCCTGTGGCGCCGCAGCAACGCCGAAGTCCGACGCACCGCTCGAAGCACCGCCCGCGGGGCCGAAGCCCGACATGGCCGCTTCCTTGTTGAGGCCGGTCTGGAGACCTTGCCCCTGCTCCATCGCCTGCTGCATCAGTTGCTGGCCGTAGGGCGAGTTGCTGATTTGGTTGACGAGTTCCTGCGTGCGCTTGCCGACGGCGTTAGCGCCGAACATCTGATTGTACATCTGCGGGTCCATGTACTTCTGCTTTCGGCGCCCGAAGATGCCGCCCAGCGCGCTGAGTCCGCCGAGCATGAGTGGTGCGAACATGTTGACCTCTTATCCGAGTGAGATGATTCGGATGTACAGCGCGTACCGCGCGGTACCGTAAGTGCCGCCGCCAGTGACCGTGTACGTGATGTTGCCGGAGTTGACCTGCATAGGGATGGTTGCTTTCGACCGCCCTGTGGTGGTCAAGGCTTTCGTCACGGTGGCATCCGTTGTCGCACCGAGTACATCGGTCCAGCCGATAGTGACCGTCGCCGTGCCCGCGCCAGCATCTGACGCGGTGACGACAAGCAGCACTTCGACTTCGTAGATGCCAGCCGGTGGTGTGTTCGAGAGGTTCGTGCTACCGATGTCGGCTGCTTGTGCGGTCAGGTCTATCTTGCCGAGGCGGCCCGCCGAAACGGCTGGGGCTTGGTCGCCGACAGTGACGACGTTACCGGTGAGGTCACCGAAGCCGTAGTTGCGTGCGGCCGTGTTCGTGAAGGTGAACGAGTTGTTGCCGACCGCGCCCGAGAGCACGACGCGCAGTTTCTTTGAACTCGTCGTTGTGTCTTGGAACGAGACACCAGTGCTCGCCGTTGAGGCAATCAGTAGACACGTGGAACTAAGCGTCTTATTCGCGAGTGTCTGAGTACCTACCGTGATGACGAAATCGCCAGTGCTCCCCAAGTTCGGCAAGTTGTACTGAATAGGGTTGCCGGCCAACGACACAATCTGGTGGCCGTTAGGCGGAGATGCCGGGTTGTTCACGAAGAACGACTGGTCGGCCACCATGTTCGGCACTTGGAAGATGTCGCCGAGCCCGGAGTCGTAGAACACGAGTGGCGTTCCAGCGTTGCTCTTGATGACGAACTGGTAGACACCGATAGTCGGTGTGGCCTCGGTCGTGATGCGGACGGCAGGGATACCGAGTGCGGCACCTTGAGCAATGTCCAAGGACGCAGCGGGTGCTACGCTACCCGTGTTGATGCCCACCTTGCCATCGGAAGCGATTTGACCAAGCTGCACACCGGCCTGCGTGTCCCACCGGAGCAGCGACGTGGTCGCCACGCCTACCGTCACATACGAGACGCATGTAAATAGAAACGCAGGGACGGCGTTAATCATGCTCCCCGAGAGCCAGATAGCGTTCGCCGTGTTACCGGTGGATTTCGGCGTGCCTGAACAAACGACTGTCCGTGTTACGGGGAAGAAGGTCTGTGCGGGTGTCATCCCTGCGACTTCGGCGGCAGTGAAAGGCGAGTCTACGGCATTGAAGCCGATAGCACTGTCCCACTGATTACCCGCCGAATCAACTAGACTCACCATCCATGCGGACGTGGTAATGTCAATCGTGCTGCTAAAGCACGCGACCATCGCAGTGACGATGTACGTTGCACCCGGTATCACCGTACCACTCAAGCCGTTCTTCTGCGGATTGGTACCAACAGTGGGTGCGTTGACTGCTTCGTAGCTCGTAATGCCATCATTCGACGCGAGCGCGGCACCCGTTGTCCCAGCGATACCACCACCACCCGCACCGCCGCGAGGTCCACCCCAGTTGTCAGCGATGACTACCGCAGTCGTCGTCATGGCGGCACTTGCAGCGCCACCACCAACGATGTGCAGCGTAGAGCCGGGGCTCGTCTGGTTGATGCCGACGATAGCTAGTGCCTCATCAACTGACAATCGCGGCGTCGGACTACCGAGATGAATCTTACCTTTCGCGGAGGCTGCGGTAGATGAAAGTACGAGCGTTCCAGCCGCACCAAGTCCACCGAAGCCTAGTTGCCCTGCTGCGCGCCCGGGCAAGAAGAAGTAGTTGGCAAGGTCAGGAACGAGAGGAGCCCCCGAACCATCCGGTGTCTCCCCTCGCGAGATTGCTGCAAGGCCGGTGGAGTTCTGCCGCAAGGCAGACCCCATCCGGCGCAGTTCCTTGTTGAGCCACGGCCAACAGATTGTCGGGTCGTTGGGCGGGACTACCGGTCCGAACTGACGGGCCATCGGATACCCCTACGCGACGGAGCGCGTCTGCTCCGGGCCTTGGTCATCGAACAGAATCATGAACTGGTGCAGGCGCATGTTGACACCGAGGTCCGCCCACGTCGCCGTGTCGTACCTATAGCCGTCTGCATCAGTAGTGAACGTGAGTGGTACCTTCTCGACTTGGAGTTCCAGCCCCTGTCGCACGTCATCAAGCTGCATGACGAGCATGTCACCCTTGAGGGTCGAGCCCCACTGTGTGTGCATGGTCGCCGCGGTCTCGCCGATACTAAGGCCCCGGTCGCTGAGAGCGATGGCGCCGGTATCGAACGTGAACGTGACGCCCGCGCTAGTGGCGTTCGCCGCTCGCGAGAGGACACAGGACTTGAAGTCGCCCGCGACCGAGAGCACGATGGTGCCCTCGTCGAGGGACGAGCCCTTCGCCCGCATCCCTGCGACGACATTGGTGAAGACTGCCGAAGTGGACGAGAGCGTGGTGCTGGTGATAGTGCTGTTCGCCACCGCCGTGTTCGTCGTGCCGTAGGCCGAGTAGAGTAGGTATGCCTTGTAGAGGTGTGTGTCGTGCGTGATGCCCGCGGGATGAAGACGGCGCGTGCGGATAACCGGGGTGATGGGCGCCGCGGCGAGCGAGTTGCTCGCGTTGTGCACCTGATAGCCCGATGCCTGCACGGTACCGAAATCCTCCTGATACACGATGCCGGTGGTCTCGTGGCCCGTGAGCAGGAACTGTGTTCCTGACATGAGCACTTCGGTGGACGACCGACCGGAAACCGTGATAGGGCCGGTGACCGGGAGACGGCCGCCGTCCTTCAACTTGTCTGCCGCGTAGCTGAACACGAGCGCCTTGGTGTTCTTGTTGTGCGTCGCGCCCGCGGGGCAGTAGTAGAGAACAAGCCACTTCTCGCGCGGGTAGACGCGGAACACACAGGTCGAGAGTGCGGAGAGCTTCACCGTGTTCGGCCAGTCGAGGTCGATGTTGAGTGGCCTCGGGGCGACGCCATCCGTGAGGAAGACGCCAGCGAACGAGGCGTACGCCATGACCGTCCCGGCGCCCGGCCAGTCGAACTTCACCGCGGCCAGAGGCCCGGCGATGCCGTGGTCGGACGCGTGGTCCTCGTGTGCGAGCCCCTCATGGAAGTCCGTGTCGGACTCTGACGGAAGGTAGTTCACACGCTTGATGCCGTTCTGCATCCCGACGTACAGAGCCGGGCCGAGTGTGCGGATGCACGTGACACGGTCTCGCCGCTTCGTCGTGTTAAACCGCATCACGTAAGGCTTGGGGAATGACTCTGGTGCGCCGGGCAACGAGAAGCGAATCGCCGTCTCGTCGCCAAGGTCGTTCGTGACGAGCGAGCCTTGAAAGAGGTCGCCAGTGGTACAGGTCGGCGGCACGCCATTAGCGGGTTCGTTGACGGTATCGCCAATCTGGTCGCGGAATGTCACGATGCGGAAGGGCTGACCGTTCAAGTTGATGGAGCCCGAGGTGAAGAAGACCTCGACCTTGACGCCGGTCACGCGGAGATGCTGGACGGAGCCGGTCGGGGACTTGATGAGCCGCACCTTGAAGGTGCCGTCCGCAAGGTCCGCTGCGACCCAACCGACGCCGAACGTCTCCATCTCACCGCCGTGTGTCTGTGCGTCGAGGGATGTGCGGGTGAAGACGCCGAGCATGTCGTCCGTCGTCTTGGACGCGCCGCCTGCGGTGAGACCGTAGAGGTATCCCGCCTGCGAGCCCGCGGCGCCGAACGCATCGGCCGCCCCTCGGACCGTGATGCGGATGCCGTAGATGGTACGCGTGGACCACGGGGCGCCGGTGACGAAGCCGAAGTTGCCAAGCAAGTTGCCGAACGGACCACCCGCCGAGCCCGAGAGCCCGGAGAACGCGTCCGCATTGTTGCTGCTGTTGTAACCCGCGATGCCCGCGGCCATGAAGGTCGGGTTCGTGAACTGTTGGAACGAGCCGAGCACGCCCGAGACTGAGGAGTAACCGGTCTGGACGGTGCGACTGTCCGACAAGTCCTTGGACTGTGTCCCGCTCGACGCTGCCGTCGTGAGGCGAATCTTCGCCACACGCTTGAAGCCACCGAGCGGTGGGAAGGTCCGGTTGTCCTGCGTCGGGCCGAACATGTAGAGGCCGTAGTGCGTCGCGTAGCGCCCGTCGCCGCCCGTGTTGATGGGCCGTGGGAACACCACGTGCACGCCAACGCCAGTGAGTGCGGTGATGTTGACCGCCACTGGCTCGCCCGAGTTCTTCGAGGACGCGCTCTTGCCGTAGTAGGCCGACTCGATTTCCAGCGGATTGTCCTCGCCGTCAGCCGTGCTGTCCGGGTCGAAGATTTCCGTGTGCAGGAACCAGTAGTAGCCCGTCGCCAGCGTCGGTGGCCACGCACATGCGACACCGTCGATGGTGGCGATGGTAGTCAGCGTGACTTGGTCAACGACCGGGTTCAGGCCCGCGGGACGGACGCTAAGAATGTCGTCGTACGTGAGGGTGCTCGACGTGGTCGGGGCCTTGCGGGGCCGCCACTCGATGCGCTGCATCGGGTCCTTGCCGTTCCACGTGAAGTAGTAGCCGCCGTACTGCGACATGTCGAAGATTTCATCGCCGCTGTTCGTGAACGTGCGCACGCAACCTTGCACGAAGAACAGCGAGACCGCACCGTTAGAAATGCCCGTGCTCATGGTGATGGCGTTGTAGTGGCCGGTTGTGCCGCTCTGGCCGCTCACCGAGAGGACGATGATGCTCGTGGTACCCGGCAGGAAGACCGTCGCGCCAACAATGTCCGCGAGGAACGGGAAACCCGTGGTCGCGGTGAACACGTTGGTCGTGACTGACCCGGCGATGAGGGCGGGGCCGCCCATCTCCTGCATCGGGTTGAAGGTGTAGTTCAGCGTGGTGCTCGACGTGGGCGCCTGCGACAGCGTCGCGTGCGTGCCATCGTCAACAGACTTGATGCGAGTCCCCTCGGGGAGGTTCGTGGCGCGAACCTGCCAACCCACCTGCAACCGCGTCGTGCCTTCGGCGGTGACGATGGTAATCTGCGCGTTGCCGTTGACAGTCGTCACCGACAGCAACAGGTCGATGGGGTCGATAGTCGTGGGCGACAGCGACGAGAGGCAGGCGTGAGACATGACGGTGTCGGTCGTCGCGACCAGTTGGTCGAACCGGCCAAGCTCGAACGACATGTGCGCGAGGCCCTTGACAGGGGAGGCGGAACCCGCCCACACGCTGCCGAGGGCCGTCGCGTTCACCGCGGTGCGGCCCGGAGCCCGCCAGATAGCCGGGTCCTTCTCGCGGTAGACACAGTCGTCCGCACGCTGGAGTTCGCCCTCACTGAGGAGCGACGGATGGCGCACGGTGACGAGACCACCATTGAGCAACTCACTCAGGGTTGTGGGCATGGACTAGCTCCCCATTGTCGGCCAGAAGTCTCCGTTGCCCACGATGGGCCGGTACTGCGTGCCCTGCTCGTAAGCGGACTTCATGTAGTTGTCTTCGTCATCCTCGACTTCCTCCTCGGACTCGCCCGCCTCCTGCGTCTTCATCTTGACGCCTTCGAGGTAAGCCATCGGGTTTTCCTGCGCACGCTTCGCTTCGAGCAGAATCGCGCGGCAGTAGTCGAGGAATGGGTAGAGGAACTTGTCGTGAACATCCACGTACGTGCCGGTCTTGTTGAACGTCCGGTAGTAGCGGACGAACAGGTCATCGGCCTGCTGTGGGATGCGGTCGAACTTGATGTGCTGCGTGCCGTGGTTCTGCGTCACTTCGGCGTACGGGTTGTACTGCGTGTACGCCTCGGGCGTGCCCTGAATCGTTTGGTCCCACTGGACGCGGTCCCACTGGCGCTGCCGAATGTACTTGAGCGGTCGCTTCGAGTTCGTGAGGAAGCGCGCTGTGTAGATTTCGTGGCAGTCGTTCGGTAGGCTGTAGTCGTTGACGCCCGCGGTGATGTGGATGTTGGCGCCGAAGGTCAGCGTTGCGTTCGTATCGGTCGAACCACCGAAGGGGGCAGTAAGGATGAAGGATGCGACTGTCCCGTCCGTATTGCGTGTGTAACTCAGAATCGTAGTGCCGGGCGCGAGTGTTGCATTCCCGGTCACTGTGACCGACTGCCCAGCGTTGACGAAGTCGAACGCCCCCGAGGTGGGGGCGTTCACGGTGGACTGACCGGAAGTCGCGGTGACACCAGTGACAACGGTCGGCATCGAGACATCCTTGAGCAGGAAGTCCCAGTTGCGCATGATTTGCCAGTCGGCGTACCCTCGGAGGAGGGCCTCACCGGCTTGGTCGATGAGCATCGGGGATTGCGCCCCGCCGAGGATACGAGAGATGTAGACCTTCGCATCGACCGTGGTAATGGACATGTTCTACCTCAAGGGCTGCGCCACCTTCATGATTTCCTCGTGGGTCGCAGGCTGGATGATGGGCTTCCCGAGGTCCCGCTTCTGCTTCGCCCGCGTCTCCGCGTAGAAGTCGAACAGGCCGGAGATGGTCTTCTCCGGCGTGCGGTTCTCGATGACCCACTTGTGTGCAGCGGTGCCGAGGCGCTTGCGCAAGTCGGCGTCCTCGATAAGGAGGCCCAGCTTCTGCGCGAACTCCTCCGGTGTGGAGAACAACAAGCCGGTCTCGCCGTCAACGATTTCGTTGAACACTGGCCCGCGCTGCGCGAGGGTGGCCTCGGGCATGTCCTCGAAGATGGAACCCTCGTAGAACTTGATGGCGGACTTGCCAGCGTTGAACACGTTGTTGGCGAGCGGGCAGAGGTTGATGTCAGCGTTCAGGAGGCCGCGGCGCAGCTTGTACGCCGGGTACTGGTCCCACGGGTGGAACTCGCGCATGGACGCGGGCACGACCTCGTTAATCCAGTCGAAGTATTCGCCGTAGATGACGAACGTGAACTGGTCGCGGTACTTCGCTACGACTGCCGCGAGGGCCTCGCGCAACGGGTACCAGTCGATGAGGTGGGACATGCCGCCCTGCCAGAGGACGCGGACGCGCTTGTCGTTGCGGACGGCGCGCACCCCGTAGTAGTGCTCAGGCGAGATGGTATTCGGGAACACGTAGACGCTCTTGCAGCCGATGACCTCGCGGATGTACTTCGCGAGCATCGGACTGGAGCAGGTGACGCCGTGCGCGGTGCGCATTACCTCGTGCCGCACCTTCATGTCGTGTAGATTGCGGGCAATGTCGAAGGTAACACCTTCGTACTTCGTGCGGCCATCGACCCACGCGCCGAGCAGTTTGCCCTCGCCGGTCTTGAACTCCAGTCCTTCCCCCGGCTCCAACAGGTGGGCATCGGGATAACCGCGGACACCCATGTGGGCGAACGTCTGGTTGAAGGGGTGAACGAAGTCCGTGTTGTCGTCGCAGTCCCAGATGATTGCGGGCGGGTACACGTCGATGCCGGTGCCCTCGCCTTCGCGGTGGCCGGGCTTCATACGCTTGATGGTACGGAACTTGTGGAGCACGTCCTCGCCCGTGAGCGCGTAGAACTGCGCAATGTCCGAGTGGAGCATCGCGAGGTACGCTTCCTTCGCGTCTCCCTTCTGGTTGTCCTCGTACACCTGCACGAGGCCCTCCTTGGAGAGGTGCATCATCGGCACCTGAATCCGGTACCAGCCGCAAGCAGATTGCTGTTGCGAGACGTTGAGCGTGTAGCAGAAGAAGTCAGCAGCCACGGTAGGCTCCTTTCACGTCAGCTTGATTTTGCCGCGCATGTCACACGCGTAGCCACTCGCTTCGAGGAAGTCGATGATGGCGTAGAAGAACGGCTTGTACAGCTTGACACATCCGACGGTCGTGTCGTACTTGTAGAGCAGGCCGTCATCCATGAACTCACCGGTCTCCTCGTCGTAGCGAGCGAACATACCGAGGATGACCTGCCAGATTTCGTTATCGACGTTCGCGACGTGCTGGAACGAGCGCGTCGGGTCGAAGCCATCGGCGCGGCAGTAGAGGCCGAGCGTCGAGGCGGTCTGCTTCATCGCACGAAGTTCGACGACGTTCGCGCGGGTCGTTGCGATTTTCAGGTTGGACTCTAGGAGCGTCGGCATTACGTTACCGATAACCCCTAGAGCCCCCTTGTTCTGGCTCTTGATGCGGTTACAAATCATGTCACCCGACATCGAGCCCTCCTCTCTTACGCGCCTGAAACCTTCTTGAGGCGCGGGTTCTTCGCCTTGGCTGCCTTGGATGCCTTCTGTGCGGATGCGGCGATGATGGCCTCGCCGTGCTTGAGGTCTTCGCCCTCGCCAGCCGCCGCGGACTCCGCAGCCTTGCGGAATCCGACATGCTTCGTTGGGTCACCACGCTTGGACATTACTTCTTCCCTCCCTTGCGCAGCTTCAACTTGCGGTCGGCCTTGTCCTCCGCACCACCGAGGTCGGCTTCCTTCTGCGCCGCGGGCTTGGATTCGCCCTCGGCCTTGCGCTCTTTCGCGCTCTCGATAGGGCTCTTGCGGGCCATGTTACTTACCGTGCCGCATACCGGCACCGTCACCCGGCTTGCGGTCTTTCGCCACATCGTTACCGCTGCGGGACTTGCCCACAGACGGATTGCCGACGCCCTGATAAATCTTGTTCTTCGGGTTCGTCGGCACGACCTTGCTCCCGGCCTGATTCTTGCCCTTGTCGGTGTTCGTGCTGTTGCCGACCGGGTTCTCGACGCCCTGATTCAGGACGACACGCCGTGCTGCTTCCTCGACGGGGTTGCCACGCTTACCTGCCATGTCAGTATTCCTCGTTCTTGGCACCCTTCATCGCTTTGTGAAGGGTGTCGATATGAGCCTTCGCGGCCGAAGCCTCGGGGGTCTCGCCTTTCTGCAAACCCTTCGGGAGCAGCGCCTCACCGGCACTGTGGAAGGGCTCGCGGATTTTGTCGCCGAGAGCGTAGAGCGCATCGTGCATCTCGGACAGTTTCTTCTCGTGTGGGCTCTGCATCGGCATCCCGATGCGGGCTGTGCCCGGTGCCTTGCGCTTCGCCATGTGGACTCCTTACTGCTTGCCGGGCTGGTCCGGTTGCGTATTCGTCACCGGCTTCGGCGTATGCTTCGTGCCGAAGTGCGTGTTGAGGAAGTCGCCGACGTTGGACGCAACCTGCTTGGCGCCACGAACCATCGCGTCGAGGGGCGTGTCCTTGTCGAACTCGGGGTGCGAGCCGGGGGCAATCATGCCGTAACCAGTCTCGCGGTCGTTCGCGACGCCCATGTACGGGCTCTGCCGTGGGGGCTGGACGGTCGGATTCTTGCGCGGGGTGCCCATTACGGCGCTCCCACCTTGCCGGGAGCATCCGGGTTGTTCGCCATGCCGACGCCAACGCGGTTGCGCTGGTCCTTGCCGGATGCGAAGTCGATGGAGTCCGCAATCTTCGGGTTGTCCCCGTTGCAATCGCGGCTGTAGCCCTTGTACGTGTCGGGGTTGCCCACGGCGCCGGGAGTTGCCTCACTGGCCGCCTCGCGCTCGCCGAGCAACTTCATATCGACACCGATGGGATTCGGCAGGTTGTCTACCCCTCCCACGGGACCCGGGTCGGGCGCAACCTTGCTCACCCACTTGGGCGGCATTCTCTTGCTCATGTGTCCTCTTGCGCCCTCGGGCGCGTAAGTTGGGGAAGTGAAGGGGACGGAGCCGAAGCCCCGCCCCCACCCACTCATTCAAGCAGCAGCGACTACTACGTCACCGCCGACTTGTTGTTGACGCTCAGGATGCGGCCGTTCGCCTTCTCGGCCAGCACCTCCAGCGTGCACTCACCAACCACGTAACCGGCAACCGAGTCTCCACGCTTGCCAATCAACTCGTGATGCACGGGGCGGAGCCACGCGATACGGTTGATGGCGCGCGACAGGAAGAACATCTGCCCGCCAGTAGCGGTCGCCGAAGCGGTCGCCGTGGTGATGTTGGTGCTCTCCGGCACCCAGCGGTCCAGCACAATCTGAATCAGACCGAAGTCCGAGTCATAGAAGTCGATTGCGCCGACCAGCTTCTTGTCCACAGCCGCGATGTTGCGCGCGTGCGGAGTACCCGCAGCCGCACCCGGGACCGTGAACGCGGAGACCTGACGCTTCACCTTCGGCGACACGTACACCTGCTCCGGGTTACCACCCTGCGAGTAGATGCTGTTCAGCATGTCGTTGAAGTCGCCCACGGCAACCTGCCCGTCGTGGGTCGCGTCGCCAAGCGTGCCGCCGTTGGTACCGGCAAGCGACGTATTGGTCGCGATGAAGGACTGGAGACCGCGCATGATGCGGCCGACACCGGAGGTGCCCGTCGCAGTCGTGAGGTTACCGAAGCAGAGACGCTCCAGCTTGACGGCCAGTTCCTTACCGGCCTTCTGAACCTCGTACGCGTACTGGTCCGCGAAACCAGCGTTGTCAACTGCACGCACCGACTCCGACAGACCGATGTCCTTGCGGAGAATCATCGTCACGTTGAACACGCGCGTCGGGGTCGTGGTCGTATCGAGCGACCAGTCGGCACCTTCCACAGCACCCGTCAGGGCGTTGGGCTCAGAGCCGATTGCGGCGAGGGAATCCTGCAACCACTGGTGATAGATGTGGCGGCAGCCAACCTTCGGAGCCTGCGACACGAAGGGCGTGTCATAGGGCGAAATGTTGGTAATCTGCTCCAGAAGGTCTTCCTTCGCAAAGCCGCCGTCGAACTTGGCGCCTGTGTCGAAGTTGTACGCTCCGAAGTTGAATGTGGCGCTACCCGGCATGGGGGCGTCCTCTCAAGTTGTACTACGTGGGAACAACCGCTCCTTTCTAGCCCTGTGGGCCGAAAAGTTCGGGGGGAAGGAAGCGAGTGATGGTCGCACGCCTCCACGCCTCTGCGGACCGCGAGCCCGGGGTTTCACCCTCGCGCCTCATGGCCGCCGCGAGACCGTTGATTTCGTCCTGTGAAGGACCGGTCACGCCGGGCGTTTCGACTGCACTTGCACCACCTGCGGAGCCGTGGACGATGCCCGCGTCTTTCAACGCGGCGTCGCGCGCCTCCTTACGGACCTGCTCACGGGCCTCAAGCTCGACTTCCTGTTTGATGGCCTCCGCACGATTGGCAACCGGGAGGTTGCCTCGCGTCTTGTCGAACTCTATCCAAGCCAGTTCGGCAGCCCGCTTTTCGCGCCCCTGCGCGACGAGAGCCTCAACGGCATCTCTGAGCAGCGGGTTCGACCTGACATGCAGGCCGACCTCGTCTGAGAAGGTAACGGAGTCCGGGTACGCAGTTTTCATGTACTCGTTCACCGCCAACCACTTCTCATTCTCAACCTCGGTGGTGTGCTGCGCCATCCGACGGTCGTCTTCCGCAGCGACACGTGCCTCCACCCTAGCCGCTTCACGAACAAGCTGGGCGTATTCACGTGCACTCTCCACGTCGAGAACACCGTTCTCGCTTGCCTTCGACAGCACCTTGTCAAGGCGAGCCTGCACCTCGTTCAACTCCGCTCGTGACGCGGGAACGAAGGGCTTGGCCGTGACCGCAGCAGGGGCCGCTGCGGGCGGTGAGGCGGGGGCTGCCGTACGGAGCGCCTTGAGGTCAGCTTCCGCTGACTCCGCGCGCCCGAGGGCGTCCTTCGCCATTTGTGCGAGATGGCCCGCACCTTTCAGCGCCGCTTCCACGTCCTTGTACTTGCCCATGATGAGACCATTCGCGTCCCGGAGGGACTCGAACAGGGCAGCCACATTCTGTGAAGCAGGCTGGGATGCGTCCGTCTTGGCCGGGGCGGGCTGTGCGACTGGTTCCTGCTTCGCGGGTTGTCCGCTCTGCGGGGCCGGTGTCACGACGGCTGCCGGGGCCGGTGCTCCTTCCACCGGTGCGGGTTGTCCGCCAGTGGAAGCATTGTGCGCCGCAATCGCTGCGGCAAGTTGCTGGGGTGTGGGCGGCTGACTGTGTGTCCAGCCGATAGCTGACATCGGCGCCACGACTTCTGGAACCACAATCAACTGAGCGATTTTCTTCGTCAGTTCGATTTCCGCCTTGCTGTTACCAAGCATCGCCATTGTGTCGCTCCTTCGGAGGTCGTCTCCTAGTGAGTGCTACTTGCGTTTGCGAGTACCAGCGAGCGGATTCTTCCGCTCACCACCCGAAACGTATTCGCCACCATGTTCGGCTTCGTTCTCACGCTCCGAGAACATGATAGCTTCGGCTTGCTTTTGTCCTTTCTTGGTCTTGGGAACTGGTTTCCCCGAACCACCGGACTTCAACTCGCCGGTCTTCCATTTGTGCATCACTTCGCTCGAAGGCATCAGTAGTCCTCGGCCGGGTCGTACGCGGATACCGGCTGCGGCAGTGCCTGCTGGTCCACTCCCGTGACGGGGGCGACGCGGCCCTGCTGCCTGCGTTGGTCGTATTGCTTATCGTCGGACAGGACGTTCATGCTGTTCTGCACTCGGTCCTGCGACGATTGCTTGATGAGTTCACCGAACAGACTCAGGAGGCCCTCGATGGCAACGATGTTGCCTGCGAGAAAGTCATCCGGGAGCCGGTCCTTGCGCTCGCGCGTCCGGTCCAGCATCTGTCGCTGGAGCGAGTTGCGCATGTTTTCGAGGTACGGCTTGAAGGCTTCCTCGTACGCCGGGCTGGTGAGCACGAACTCAATCATGCCGAGTTGGCGCTCATCCAGCTTCGCGATGTTGAAGACTTCGTTTGGGAGCATGTTACGCCGCCTGCTGTTGGAGTTGGCTGATACCCGGCGCGTTCATCATCGACTGCGCGGAGCCAGCAGGCATACCCGTCATCGAGGGCATCCCCAACTGCGGGAGGACACCACTCGCGCCCGGGCCGGCAAGCTGCCCGGAGGTCGGGATTCCGGCGACGCCGCCCGGCAACGAGAGCAGACCACCACCGTTCATCTGTAGCATGTTCTTGAGCCGCGGGTCCTGCATGAAAATCTCGTTGATGTTCGGGATGTCGAACGCCTTGAAGATTCCACGGAAGAAGTTCACCGCGTTGATTTGACCCATGACAGACTGGCCGAGCGGCCCTTGTAGCGACTGGAGAAGCTGCATCAACGCCTGCTGGTGCATCCCCTTCGAGAGGCCGACGGAGGCGCCGAGCGCCCTCGCAGCGTAGTTCGGCGAGAGGTCGTAGCCGCTGAGTCGCTCGCGCGAACTCGGGATGGGCATCTGTGTGACCGGGTCGAGCATCGCTCCGTCGCCGAGGATGAGGACTTCGACGGGGAGTTCGAGGAACTGCTTGTCGAGGGCGACGAACATATTCGCCATCGGCTCAAGCAGCATCTCCTCGTAGATGCGCGATTCGAGGAGCAAGCGTGTGCCCGCTGCCTCGCGCCGACCCACGAACTCGCGGGCCGTCTGTCGCTGGTCGCCCTTGAGTCCCATGACAGCGTCATCCACAATGCCGGTGCCCATGTTGGCGAGCGTCTGCATCTGTGAGACTTTGCTGTCTGCGACGGTGAGGCCCTCGACGCCGTGCTCGACGCGCTGAATCAACTGGCCGGGGTTACCGGTGACAGGGATGAAGCGTCCGGGCTTGCTGTAGAGGTTCTTCGTGACGAGGCCCGCCGCGCGGTCGTAGAACCACATCGGGTCGATGAGGAGGTCCGCGGCGTCGAGCGACTGGTTGAGGTACCGGTTCGCGGCGACCTGAATCTTCTCGACGACTTCCGCCTTGCCGGGCGCATAGAAGTAGTGCATGTCCGGCGTGGGCGAGAAGGTGACGAAGGGAAGCTGGCCGTGGTTGAACGGGTTCGGCTTGTTGCGCATCAGATAGCGGCGGTTGGCCACTGTGATGACGCGCTGGAGCACGCCGTCTGGCGCAAGCTCCGAGGGCACCACGCCCCACATCTCAAGAATCTCGATGGGGCGCGAGTATTTGTCCATGAAACGCGCAGTCTCGTCGTCCATGCCGACCCGGACCTGATAGCGCCGGATGGACGTGGTGATGAGGCCGCCGCCCGGACCGACGGTCCCCTCGCGTTCGAGCCGCGCCAGTTCGGCCTTGTCGAAGGCGCCGGTGGAGGCGAGGTAGCGGAGGTCGTCAAGGTCGAGGAAGTAGCGCCGCACGACCCACTTCATGTCCTTGAGCCGCGGAACTGCGGGCTGCGGGAAGAAGTCGAGGAGGTCGATGAGCGTGGACTCGGGGCCGTCGAACATGACGACCTTCTGCTTCTTGATGTGCCGGACGATTTTCCCGGAGAGCGGCGCGCGGTCGATGTACTCGACGATGCGCATCGGCTCGTCCTTCTTCCAGCCCACCTGCATGACCGCGACCCCATAGAGGTCGGCGGACACGACCGCGTCAACCTGCTTGAGGAAGCACTGGTCGTCCTTCATCTGCGCAGAGATGAGGGCCTCGCGTTTGCGCGCGGTCTGCATGTCGTCGGGGCCGTAGCCGAGGAACGACACGATGGGGTAGTCGGCGAGCGACGTGGCCACCTTGCGCGCAGCGTCGGCCCAGATGGCCGAGAAGATGAGCGGGATGTGCACGTTGTTCTTGTGCGGGTGGAACCGACCGCTCCAGTTGCCACGCCAGAGGTCGTAGAGCCGTGGCCACTTGGCACGAATGCCCCAGAAGTGGCGTTCGGAATACTCCATGTGGTCAGCGACGAGGTTGCAAATCTGCTCGCGCTGGGCCACAGCGCCGCCTGCGCGCTGGAAGTTTGTCAGTTCGATGTTGTTCATCATGGGCGTTAGGTCTCCAGCGCCGCCTTGCGGAGCCAGTCGGGCATGTGGAGGGAGATGTAGCCGGTGGGGCCGGTACAACCGCCGTGTTCAGCGATGTACAGGAATAGGTCCCGTGTCAAGCGCACATCATCTGCGCAGTAGGCCCACAGGCGTGCCCACTGGCCCTCCATCGCGAGTTGCTTCGCGTGAGAGCCATGCTCGATTTTTCCACGCCCGAGCGTTCGGCGCGCGATGCGTTCCAACGTGCAATCGCCCTTCGTCGCTACGTATCCTCGCTCTGCGAGGGCTCGTGCGAGTTCGACGTGAATGTCGAAGGAACATCGTAGGGCGAGACGGCGCCCGAGAAGTCCCTCCACCACAGCGCAGTCGAACTTATCACTGGAGTATCCGACAACGGCGTCGGCGGACTCAAGGTGCCGGGCGGCGAGACCGATGGTGTGGTCGTCGTAGTGGTATAGCCAACGGTCTTTCGTGTCCCAAAGCGCAAGTGCGGACACCCCGCCTTCACCTCGCCGCAGCATATCCCAACCACGGTCAGTATCAGTTGGACAAAGGTCCTCGGCATGTAGGCGGGTCTCCAAGTCGAAGTAAACGATGCGCACGAGGCGCTCCTTTCGGGAAAGTCAATGGGGCGGCGGGGAACCACCCACCGCGGCTGGTGAAGCCGTTACCGTTCGGACGCGCTGCAACGCGCACGCGGAACCGCCCAGCACGGCGCGCTCATGAGCGCACCGTACGTCTAGAAGTTGAGTTTGTCCGGGCTGTCCGCGATGGTGATTGTGCGGACGCCGAAGTCGTTCAAGTAGAAGACAGTACCATCCGGCATGACGAACTTGTGGTACGTGCCCGCAGGATTCGCGAGGATGGTGTGGCTCTTACACTTGAAGTCAAGATGAATCCCGGTACCCGTGACTTTGACGTAGTTCACTTCGGCCCTCCTTCATAGTAGCGTTGGTCCCCTCGGGCGATGGCCGCGCCGACTTCGGGTGTAACGCCACCTTCGATAGGACGTGTGGTCCAGTCCCATGAGTAGTCGTACGACGTGTAGCTACCACCACGTGTAGGTGGCGGAGGGGTCGTACCGGTGAACTGCACGTAGATGACAGTGCGGTGTTTCGGGAGCGCGGCGTTCACTGAGCACAGGTCGATGGTCACGGCTGCGGCGTTGTTCGTCGCCGCATCTGAGGAAGTGTTCCACGCACTGTGACTATGATTACTGTTGGCGAACCCATTAGACGCATTGCTCGCGGCCGTCGTCGAGCCACTTGTAGCCGTGTCAACGGTGACGTGCGTGTGCGCGTCCTGTACTGGTTGACAGTCGGAGGCAGTGTGTGCGTGCTGTGACCCGCCGCCAGTGACGACGCCAGATTCACCGTTTGCGTTTGCACCCTTGAGCCACGTGCTGTCCATCGCCGTGTAGCGCACCCAAGTCGCGGGGACGCCGAGGTTGGTGCCGAGCCAGAGCGTGATGATGTTCGTCGGCAGACTGGCGCCGCTTGTCTGCACGATGTTCAACTTCTTGAAGGGCGGTTCCTGCGATGCGGCGTTGATGGTCGTCGTCACCGACTGGTTTGTAGGTAGTGACGACTGGAGAGTGACAGAGTGCGTGTGTCCCGAGTTAGCAACGCTCGTTGCCCCCACGCCTTTACCCAATGTTGCTGCATCGCCAGACGTAGATGTACCAGTATGGAAATGTGATGTCTGCGTGTGCGTGTGCGCGGGCGAGGTGTGCGTGTGGGT